TTCTACATCTCTATAGAATCCAGCTTTCTGTTGTTTAAGAACATCATTCTCTGACATCTTAACAAGATGAGTAATTCTTTCACAATCTTTTAAATCGGTTGCATAGTATGGAACAATTAAATCTTCTGCAGGTACAAATTTAGCAACTGCTCTTTGTTTAATTTCATCATAGTAAATTTTTTTAAATGCAGATCCTGCAAGTGGTAAATAAAATAAAAGTTGATCTGTGTCTGGTGTGTACTCTTCCATCTCTTCCATCAACATATAGTTCATGAAATCTTTCACACGTGTTGCTTGATCTTCAACTTCTTTTGTTTGTGAACCAACGACAGATGTTCTTACAGGTCCATCACTTGGTAATAATTCTTTATAAGCTTGTGCTTGAAATTGTGTTACAGCTTCTGATAAGAGCGGATGGGTAACACCACTTGCACCTTGAAACGGTCTAGTATTATTTACATACTTGAATCCAAGTAAATCTAAACCTTGTGTGTAAGCCTGTTCCCAATCCGATCTTGAAACTTTATCTCTTTTATAATCTTGAATCAGTTGAGATGACATTCGACCAAGAACTCGGTCATCCATATCTTCAGCTAAGTTTCTGTAAAAATCTTCTTCGGGCTGTTCCTCTTCAGGAAGTTCTTCTTCACCCTCAACTTCTACGTCTACTTCTTCTGTTTCAACTTCTTCAGGAAGTTCATTTTGTTTCTCTATTTCAGCCATTAGTAAAGTTTAGTTGGTTTTAAATTAACCATCTTTCCGCCTCTAGCTTTAATCATTTTACCCGCTCTAGCTCCGCCTGAATATCCATCTCCAAACGCATTGCCGTAGTCTCCTGCTAATGTTCCACCTTTTTTAGATGTCGCATTCACACCTGGACCTAAGTCTAAACCTTTGTCTTTAATAGTTTTAACAGCTTTTTTAAATTTATCTGATGAAAAACTAAATTTCTGTGTTGGTTTAGCTTTTTTTGTTATGTAGTTTTTTTTCATATTGCCGAAACCAGATTCCTTGGCTTCATTATTTGCTATACTTGCAGCTCTTGCTTTGCCTGCTAAAAGTTTAGCTCCAGCTAATCCGACAACTCCTGCCATAATAGCTTTTTTAAGTTTTTTGCTTGCCATGATAATTATCTCCTATTTGTTATAACAGATTTATAATATCACGCAAATATATTTACGACTAGACCGCCCGTGTTGTAAGCTTTGAAAGGTTTTGTGACCATATCTGGAGATATTTTGATAGCGAATACATCCATATATAACCTTGGATCTCCGTCCATAATTTGCTCTACAGAACCACCGTGTCTTCCTGAATAGTACAGCGCATCCGCTTCAGTTTTAAATGCTGCAATATGTTCTGTTCCTGCTTGATCTTTATTAACCTTATATTTTGGTGAAGTATTATTTAACTCTTTAACTACCTTGAAAGGTTTACTAGGATCTGATTTAGCCATGGGTATTGTTTTAACTTCAGAGTTATATTGTTTAGCTAACTTCTCCATCTCCGCAGGTAAGGTTGCTTTCTTTTTAGGATCTGTCAAAACAGTTTTGTCTTGTGCTTTTGAAAAAACTTTATAGTTATCAAATCCTGCTTTACCAAATCTGTTACCATAAAATTCTATGTCTCCTAAATATCTTTCTCTCTTAGCGTGGTGCAAATGTTCTACAGGACTGATACCGACCCATTGAACATCGCCTCTATCGGCTGCATCCTTAATAGTATTTTTTAATGCATGACTACCCCAGTTCTCTTTTCCGTAAAGAGGTAGGAACGGAATACCGTCTTGAGCTTCGTTTTTACTGATGTTAGATAAGTTCAACGAATTACTTCTTAATTCTCTAAACTCACTGTTTAAATCATAAAATCTTTTTTGATCTGCAGCTGAAGCCTTAATTCCTTTTTTACTTATATCTTTCATCTCATCTACAATCTTTTCTAGTTTTCTATTTGATGAAAAAAATTCTACTTCAGATCCAAATGCGTTTACAACTCTATCTCTTGTAGGGTTATTGTTTCTTAACGCTTGAGCATAGTCAGCTTGTATCTCATCAATCATCATAATCTTTTGATTATTAATCGTAGGTCTAACACTTCCTCTTACATGGTAAACTTGGTTTGGAACCCCTGAGTAATGTTTATTATATTCTGAACCAACCTTTTGTCCCATAGGGAGCGGTTTAGGGTAGTAAACTAAATTTTCAAAATATTCATCTCCACCTTTAATTCTATACTCACTATAGTTTCCATACTTAGGAGTCATCTTCTGAGTGTCTTGTAATTGTATTCGTCTAAAAATATCTATGTCTTTCGCTTTAGCGATCTCAGTTATTCTACTTACATCAGTTGGATCAATCGCAATACCTAGTTGTCTTGCTCTGTTAATGATAGATTCAAAGTTACCTATGGCGTTCCCAAATGGAGAGCCATCCATGTTAATATACTCATTATCCCCACTTCTAAATTTATTATACATGTTAGCATTTGTTTTTCTAATACTTCCACTAAGAGTATTAATATCTTCAATCAAACTCTCGGTTTGTGATCCTATATTAGTTGGTTGTGATAAAAGTTTATTTTTCACGTTGTCTAAAGCGTTGTTCATGTCTCTACCAATCTCTTCGGCTTCATCAACCATTTTAGTATCGAACTTATACTTTCTCATGACTAGATTGTTCACAGGAGCTTTTTCTACGATATATAATAAATCCATTTTAGTTAGAGGAATCTTTTTATCTTGTGCCACTTTTAAAAAACCACCAATTAAGTTTCCCGCTTTATCAAACTGTGCGATGTTTGAATCCCACAATTCTTCTTTCTTAACTGCTTGTGATATATTTTTAAACTCAGGGTTTCCTGTCTTAAAAGATCCAGGACCACTTGACTTAAAATCTTTAATCCATTCATCTGCTTTTCTTGCACCTGCAATCGGGTGTCGAGCAATGTAATCCCAAAGAGATGAACCAATTCTATTGGTCTTACCTCCACGAGAGAGTGGTGCTTGATAAGCTACTTTTTTTAATTCGTTTGATCTAGCGATTGCAACTTGTCTTAATTCATCTTGCGGTTTGGTTTGTGCAACCGTCATCGCCTTACCTCTATCCATTTTAGTAGGAGCTATCTCTAAGATATCTTCAACTTCATCTTTAGCACTGGTTCGTGAAGCGGGAGCCTTGGGTAATTTTATACTAGCTATTTTTTTAATTGCTCTAGCGATAGGGTTTCTAAGAGCCACGGCTCCGGCACCAGCTAAAGCCATTCCAGCTAAACCTCTAGCAGCAGAAGGGTCGTAAGGTTCTGTATCAGATTTTTTTAAAGGTACAGAAGATGTAGGTTCATCCTCAATGATCTCAGCCTTTTGTAAATCTGCAAGTCCAGCCATGACTAGTCAATTAAATCTTTGATGTAATCTCCGCCTCTCATAACTTCGACTTCTCCACCCATATTCATCTTTGCGGTTTCTTGTTTTGTAGCTTTTTGATAAAGATCAGTGACCATGTTTTTTTTATTACTTACATATTCTATATCGTTCGGTGTAGCCGTAGCTGTTTTCTTTTTTGCTTTACTTAAAGCTTTAGCTCCAATTGCTCCTAATGCAAGAACACCTAAAACTGCTTTGACAGGTTTTTTAGAACCTTTACTATAAGTCTTAGCACCTTCAGGTCTCATGTAAGTTTCTGGAAATTCTTTTGCAGGGTCAAATACTTTACCATCAACTATAAATGGATCTCCTACATATGAAATGTTTTTATCACCCATTGCCATATCTCTTGCTTTAGGCATTTTTTTCTTTTCATCTTTTGAAGATCCGCTTTTTCTATTTATGACAGGCATTTTTTTCTTAGGATAAGAATTGTTCTTTTCACCTGTTATTAAATTTTTTCTTTCCCTACCACCTAATGAAGAACTTCTGTCATAATGATATGTGTAAGAACCGTCTTCGTTTCTAACACCTACTCTAACTTTTTCACCCATAATATTTATACTCCTTTGGAATGTTATAAAACTCATCCTCATAGTCGTTCATCATTTCTATGAAGTTTCCTTGACGGTATCTTAACACAGCCTGAGTGGTACTGTCGACATAGTCATCATGGGCTCCGTGAGGAAAAGCAGCACATTCCTCGATTACTTCATCTGCATATTTCTCGTCTTCTGGATAGTAAATACCACCGGATTCGAATACTGGTGCGCAGGCGTTGACCCGTGAGTGTTTGTCCTTGCCCCTAGATGGAACGAATGGAAT